GTGGAAGATATTCAAATTACGCTTGCGGCAGCAAGGGTGAATGCAGGGTTAAAACAGGATGATGTGGCAAGAATATTGCATGTTTCCAAAAAGAGCGTAGTGAATTGGGAAAATGGGAGAGTGCAACCGAGCGCCGCTACGATGTATGCACTTTCAGGAATTTATCACATGCCACTGAATGTTTTATGTTGCAAAAACAATTCACTTAAAGTGGATTTATAAGAGAAAGGAGAAGGAGATGAGCATAGAAGAATGTCTATTTTACTTTTGCCTTGTAATAACTCTTAAGAATGTATGGCTATATCCACCGGATGACGTTCTGGGAACATTCATTGCAATAATCAGTGCAGTGGTGGTTATCGTAACAATAGCAAAGGCTTTGTTTCCGGAAATCGCAGAGTGGATTGAGATTACAGCAAAAGGAGCAGATTTCTTACTGCGTATGTTACACGGATAAAGATATATAAAACCGAAATGATGCCAGCGATAAGCAGGAGAGTATTGGCGAAGATGAACAGGTAAAAAACCAGTTTGGTTTGGTACTGTTCACGGGTAAGGCGATAACCGATAGAATGCCGTCCATATCCAAGAGGGATGGATAGAGATGTGTATTCCCAAATAACCAGGCGGCACAAATTATTATAGTTTTCCTGGTTCGGATTGGTTTCAAGATGGTACATCTGTTCGATAAGCCGGACGGTGGAAAGAGATTTCTGTGATTTGAATAGAGAAAACAATTTATTCAGAGGAACGGTACACACATCTTTATACAAATATGGCTCTAAAAAATCATAGATGGGGAAGAGCAGATGCTCATATCTGGACTTATAGAGTTCACGGCGCAAGGTGAAATGGAAAATGTAGAGGGTAATTAACAGGGAAATTCCTGTTAGGAAAAGAGAAAAATCAATCTGCATAATAATATTCCTTTCTGTGTGAAAAAAAGTTTATAGATGAGAAAAGAATAGCACAAGGGAAGAGCAGATGCAACAAAGAGGAAGGAGAAGGAGGAAGACAGATGAACATACAGGAAGCGGTAAAAAGAGCTATGGAGCAAAACGGCTTTATTTACAGAAAAAAATTTGTCATAGAGAAAAGAATTAAAGAATTCAAAACAGCAGTAGTTGCACCAAGCAATTCACTGGATACGTGCCCCATTATGACAATGGATGAAAAGGGAAACTTGAGCAACTACTGCAGATGCTGGAACCCGACAGCGGATGACCTCATGGCCGATGACTGGGAAGTAATACTCAGCCCAAAGGAATAAGAGGAACGAACTTGGCAATAAAATCGATTATATTTGTCAGAGTATCCGCAGGAAGCGATTCGAGATAAGCAATTCCCGCATCGGAAAGATGACAAAAATAGACGGTATTGTCGGCATAGCCATTATCAAGAAAGCCGGCACGTCCAAGTTCACGAAGGCAGTCCTCTACATCGACGAGAAGCCAGTCACTAAAGTAATTTGAATGAATGAAAGATGCGGACCGAAAATTGGCAGCATCTCGGCGGGAAATGCCAGAATTTCTACGGGTCCGAAATTCCTTGAAGAGTGTAAAAAGGATTTTTTTAGAGTCTTTTGTTAATTCCATATAATAACCTCACTTTTTTTACTTGGCGCTGGCGGGCGCCTGTAGGGAGAGTATAGCACAAGACAACAGAACATTGCAATGAAGAGGAAGGAGAAGAAAATGACAAACAAAGTTGCAGAACTGGAAGAAACAATGATAGGGAAAAGCATAGAAATTTTGTCAAAGCAGAAAATCAGCCAGACGGAAGAGAAAATTGTCAGAGATACCGTCCGACTGATTGAGTTTACTCAAGGCTTTAATTGTCAGCAACACCCAATCGGGCACATATAGGGAGAGGGTAGCACAAGGAAACAGAATGGAGCAACAAAGAGGAAGGAGAAAGACATGAATAGGCAGTATAAGTCGAAATTTGATGAATACTACAAACGATATGGTAAAAGACCAGCAATGGAGTGCTATGTAAGAGCGATGAATGATTATTTTTTCTATTGCGGGCAGCAGTACACAGATAAAAAGATTGCAAAAGCAAAGAAAGAGCTGGCAGCCTTAATCATAGTGAGCACTGCCAGCACAATCATTATTGCTTTGAGGATGAAACGGTGTCGGTAACAAGTTTGGCAACGTCATCGATGTATTCCAGAATTTCATTTTGAGCAGCCTCGTCAAGGCTTGAGTTGAAAACATTGTTTTTCATTTCAACACGAAAAAGTTCAATTATATCATAGGAATTCAAGAACAACACCCCCTTTCATTTACTCGGTGCTGGCGGGCACCTGTAAAGAGAGTATAAGAAAGTGATAGAAAAAAATCAATACCGTGTGCTTTCCATGCGGCGTACAGCCGCAGTACCTCATTATCTCCTTTATTGTATGTAGCGATTGCACAGACCTTCAAGCCGTCTGTGCGTCGCATGGAGAGCACAGGGACAAGAAAGGAGCAGGATATGGAATACCCCAAGCCACTGATGAGCATATCAGAACTGAAAGAAATGGGATACTCGGAGTTTTATTTGCGGCGCGTGGTACATAGCAAGTACGGCTCCAGGGTTTCCGTATTAACCAAGAAGAACGGCAAGTACCTGATTAAGACGGCGGAGTTTGACAAGCTGCAGAACAGAGGATGCTTCCGGTAGGAGGAAAAAGATGGACAGGATTTTTTCAGGTATAAGTTTTATTTGCGTCATGATGGGCGTGGCCGGACTGGCAGGCACCTGGGAGCAGGAAGTGACAGACCCCCAGGGAATAGTGACCGCACTGGTTATTCTGGCAGCAGGCATCCTTGCAGGAATAGCCGCAGCACATGAGTCCGGATATATGAGCAGAATGAGAAAGGAAGGGACAAGCCATGAAAACAGAGGAACAGATAGAAAAACGGCTGTTTGATATGGCCGGGGAGTTCCGGGCGGCGTGCTACGGAAAGAAATGGATTATCGCCAAACGTCTGTATGACAAGGCTCTCACCCTGTGTACGGAGCTGGACATGCCGGAGGATGTAAAAAAGAAGCTGTTCGGGACAAGACCATACGAAGCAGACCCGGCAGACGCCAAAGACGGAGCATTTGAGGAAGATCTGGTAATCCGAATGCTGGAGCAGTGCATCCGGAACGAAGAGGAACGGATCGAGGAGGAGAAAAAGAGAAAGGCATATCTCCAGCACAAACGATTTTACGCAAAAAAATAGGACCGTCGGGAAACGGTCCAGGGTGGCACAAACTGTGCTCATCAATGCTAAATACAGTATAGCATGTGCCACCGCAAAAAGCAAGAAAAAGACAGAATGCGAGGGCATTTTTTACACCCTCGATTAGGATATTAAACATAGCGGAAAGAGGGTGGCGGAAATCTATATCATAAAATCGTGCAGAATTAACAACAAGGTGGAAATAGAGAAGTATAAGGACGGAAGGTATGGAGCACCAGGGGTTCACAGGGAGGAAAAACGGAAGGCAACACCGGAAGAGGTGGCGAAGCAGAACTTCTGGAAAAGGTGTCAATATCTCCGGCGAACCATGGAACTGAATTTTAAGGGTGGGGACCTGCATGTGCAGCTCACCTGTCGGGAAGAGGAACGTCCGGCCAGGGAAGACGCACCGATGATCATACGGGCATTTCGGGATAAGGTACAGAAAGAGTTCAAAAAACAGGGGTGGCAGTTCAAATACATCATCACCTGCGAGACGGGAAAACGGGGAGCAACCCACTGGCATATGATCTGCAACAACGAATACAACGAAAAGACCTGCACATGGGACATTATCCGAAAGCATTGGACACGGGGGCGCCCACATATGACGCCGCTGGATGATAACCGGGACTACAAGGGGCTGGCGGAGTACATAGTCAAGGAAACCAAGAATCGAATGGACAGGGAGCAGACCATTGAGAAGCTGTCCTATATGTGCAGCCGCAACCTGATCCGACCGGTCGAGCGAAAGAAAAAGGTACGTTTCATGAACTGGAAGCCGGTGCCGAAAGCACCCAAGGGCTACTGTGTACTGCCGGATTCCATTGTAAACGGCATCAACAAATTTACGGGAACACCGTACCAGAAATACACAATCGTGGAGCTCCCGCCGGGAAAGGAGGAAGGATAAGTGCTAAAGGAAGTAAGGTTATACATAGAAACGTCCATCCGGGGACCGCGGCGGCAGACAGGAGCCTATGCTTACGTGCTGGAATACCGGGCGGCAGCAGGACCGGTCACATTGACCGAAGTAAAAGCAATTCCGGACACCACGGAGCATCAGAGCCTGTGCATGGGCATCCTGGCAGCAGTGAAACGGCTGAAAAGCTGTGACCTCACTATCTGTACCAGTTCCGGCTACATCCAAGCGGTATTTGAGTGCTGGATGGATAACTGGATTGCAAACGGTTTCAAAACGGCGAAGGGCGAGCCCATCAAGGATGCCGAAAAGTGGCAGGAAATAGCAGAAAGACTGAATGGGCTGCCGGTTCGGGCAGAAATTGCCATGGAGCATACATATCGGGACTGGATGCTCCGGGAAGTGGACAAGGCGGTGAAGAGCGCCGCATCCGAAAAGTAGGTATTTGCCATGTAATGGTTCAAATATGTATCACGAAAAACTTGAAAACATGTCAGTGTGAGGCAGGGAGAAATCCCTGCCGGAAAGGAGTAAGAATGTTTGAGTTGTTTGGAGAATTTGACAACATAGAGGAAATGAACGAAACGGCAGTAAATCTCCGAAAAGAGGGAGATATGGAAAGCATACGGAAACTGGCACAGGAGAATGGGCTGGATAAAGAGATAGCGGATGCCTTTATTGAAGGAGATATGCTTTATCTGTTTGATGAAATGTCTGCCGCAATCGGGAAAATTGAAGTGGAGGCAAAGGAACTGAAACCGGTACAGATTATGGAAGACTGGGTGGAATACATAAAAGTAAAGTGTTTTGAGGATGAGGCGGTGGCGAAGGCCGTGAGAAAGAAAGGAAAAAGCCTGAAAGGCTGTATTGCAGAGCTGCTGAAATGGAGTTTCAAAAACCAGCATCCCGTTGATAAGGACATAATCAAGGCAGCAGGAGTCAATGCAGGAAGAGTCACACTGGGTATTCCAGGCATGAAAATGGCAAAGAAAATAATCACGGCATACTACATGGGAAAGTAGGTGAAGTGGAATGAAAAAGAAAGCTATTGAAAAAATTCCGTATCTGACTATATCAGGGGAAAACAAACACAAAGGCGCAAAATATGTAGGAGTGACTGCGTTTAAGAATATAAGCAAAGTGCGGCACCTGTTTCTGGAAGTTTATAGAAACAAAAAAGGGGAGAGGGAGGTCCCTATTGTCCGAATCGTGCTTACAAAAAACGATTTTGGAAATTATTTTCCATCTGAAAATGTATGGACAAGCCAAAAGATTGAAACAGATTACTACTATAGCGGTACAGCACTTTTATGGAACACACCGGAAGAAAGAAAAGATACGTGGCAGATGGAAGAAAAACGAAGTGTTCTGTTTGATGAAAAAGACCTTGACAGAATTAAAAACATGTGCACTGCAACGGCATGGAACGGAATGAGCTGGTGGAAATACATATACAGACAGGAAATCGAAATACGGTCAGAAAAAAATAGAAAAATAGCTGAGCGTAAATATGAACGAAGGCGGCAGGCATTAAATGACAGAGAACTTCATACAGAAGTGCTTCCGGCACAACGAATATTGGACTGGGCAGACAAGATACAGTTTCGGGAAAAACATTTTTTATATTACAAAAAACGAGGATGCTGGGTACAGATTGCGTGCAGCAGGTGTGGAAGGGTAGATGAACGAAGGTGGAAAGCAGGCATTTCCTACGAGTCTAATTTCCAAAAATTTGTCCAGGAACCAAGAGAAGGGGAATTTGGAAATTGTCCGCTATGCAACGCAAGGGGAGAGTGGAAGTGCCAGGGAAAGGTAAAGGGATGGCACGGCATAACAAATCATTTGTTTTTGGGACAAAAATACAAAGAAAAGGGAATGGTTGTCAGATATGTGGAGGTTTCAAAAATATGGAAACTGGGTTTAACTTGCGGGGAGAACGGACCGGAAATGGAAAATGCGTCAGAAAAGCTTACCGAAACCGAAATAGCCAGGGCATATTTTGAACCGGATAAGAGTCCACAGATTGATTACCATAAATGCGATCCATATACCGGAGAAGATTTCTGGGATGACTGTAATCTGAGTGGGTTAGCAAATATAAACATAAGAGAGGCAGCTATTATGCCAGAAACCTTTGAGAATATCAAAGGTACTATATTCCAGTATAGCGCTATAAAAGAGTATGCAGCAGAAAACATAAGAGAAATAAATCTGGTTGATTACATGGAGGCATATAGGGCGCTTCCACAGATTGAAATACTGGTAAAGATGAAGATGATAGGAGTGGTGAGACAGCTCATACAAAATCAGGGCGCAGTAGCAATCTGGAAGAATATGAATAGACCCGATGAATTTTTGGGGATAAAAAAAGAAAGAGTGAAACAGCTTGCAGAAAAAAAAGGCGATATGAAATTCCTGAGAATTATGCAGATGGAAAAAAGAATGCAGCAAAACTGGTCAATGGATGTAATTGAAGGACTGGCAGAAATAGGCGCGGAAAGGGGAAAACTGGAAATCGCGTTAAGATACATGAGTGTGAAAAAGTTGCTGAACCGGATAAGCAGGTATGCAAAATGGGAATATGGAACGGGATGCATAACAGCTACGGCGCGGCTAAAGGAAATGGCAGGAAAGTATATGGATTACATTTACATGAGCCAGATGCTGGGATATGACCTACATAATACTGTGTACCAGTATCCAAAAAATATCGAGGAAAAGCATAGAGAGAGGGTGATGGAAAGTACACAAAAAGAAATGGACATCAGACTGAAAGAGGTAACCGAGAAATTCCCCCTGATACGCAAACACTACCGAGCATTGAGAAAACAGTACATTTATGAGGACGAAAATTACATAGTCAGACCGGCAAGGTCGGCAGAGGAAATCGTAATAGAGGGACAGACACTGCACCATTGCGTAGGCGGAAACAATTATTTGAAAAAACACAATGATGGAAAAAGCTATATTCTGATGTTGCGTAAGAAAAATAAACCAAACATACCGTACATCACAATAGAAATAGATGCAAAAACAGAGGCTATTATCCAGTGGTACGGGGCAAATGATAAAAAGCCGGATGAGGGGAAAATGGATAAATGGATAAAAAGCTATGTGGTGAGACTGCGGTGTGAAAAAAAGGCAAATAAAGAAAAGGAGCGGCTAAAAATAGCCATCTAAGGAAGGAGAAAAGGAATGGAAGGACAGATAACATTATGGCAGTGGCAGGCAATGAAAGACGATATCAGAAAAAAGCTGAATGAAACGGCGGAGAATTTCGTCTACATAGGCTGCCGGCTGAAAGAGATTGAAGCACAGGAAAGCTACAAGCAGGACGGGGCAGCAGACATTTACGAATTTGCCCAGAAGGAATACGGACTGCACCGCTCCACCACGCAGCGCTTCATGGCAATTACATCCAAGTTTTCCATAGGGGGCAACTCAACGGAGCTGCTCCCGGAATATAAAAACTTCGGAGTATCGAAGCTGCAGGAGATGCTTACCTTGTCGGACGAGGACTGCCAGCTTCTCACAGACAAGAGCACGGTGTCCGATATAAGGGACTTTAAGAACTTTAACCGGCAGCAGGCATCGGAAGAACCGGCACGGGAAGAAACAGAAAGAGTATACACAGCATTCCAGAAGTGCATTATTGAATTTTTCCGGCAGCAGGACAAAAAGGACGTCCTGAACATGGTTCTGAAAATGCAGTTGGAACAGGAACACACGGAGGAGATGCGGAAGCAGCAGGTAGAGCTGATAAATCCGTCCGAGTACGGTGCATTCAACAAAGGCATCATATATATGTTTCTGTACGATACAGACAGAGGCGTAGCCTATAAGACTGTGACAACCAAAGAAACCAAGAAGCTGACATGGGAGGCATTCATGGAAGAGGTAGAGTCCATTTACCGGGACTCTTACGGCCCGGATACGTGGACAAACTTCTACGGACCGATGCTGGAAGCTGTGGAACCGGTAAAAGAAGAACCGAAAACAACGGAAAAGCCCGAAAAGACAGAAGCGGAAGCCTGTGCGACGTCGCACAAAAACGAGCCACCCAAAGCGGAAAAGCAGGAGGAAACGGAGGACACAGAACCAGCGGAAATCGATACAGAGGCAGAGCAGGAAGAGGAAACAGCCACGGATACGGAGAGCAGCGAAAGCGAAGAAGAAACCGTGGAAACAGACCGGGAACCGGAGCAGCCGGACGGAAGCATAGTGGAAGACCCGTACTATAAACTGCAGGAGGAAGCCGAGGAACTGGCGTTAAAAGTGGCACACACCATGAAAATGTATAAAAAACTGCTGATTGACAAAGAGGAGATGAGCAAGGTCAAGACCAATATGGAGCATCTGGCAGCAGTCGTGGAGCAGCTGGACGAAATGGGAGAGGAGCGTGGAGCAGATGAGCAATACAGAACAGAGTAGGGAGATGCCGGAAGGTGTAGCAAAACAGACAGGTACCTGCATGTATTGCGGACAGACCATGATATTACGCACATCAGGAATGGCGAAGCAGGAGCAGCTTGATAAGTGGGCAACGGAAAAATGTTCTTGCGAGGAAGCAAAGGCGGCACAGGAAAAGGTAAAAGCCAAGAGAACGGCGGAAGAAAACATCATCCGACTGTTCCGGGAGGACTTCCCGGAAACTGAAGCCATTATGAAAGAGGCACTGGTCTACATAGAAAACGAGGATGTGGCAAAGGTAACGGTTGACACCGGAAATGGCGTCAAAGGTACATTGCGCCGCACCAATAAAGGCACGATCGTGGTGGAAATGGTGACATCCAGTAAAAAAACCATGGAGTCACGATGAGCAAGTCAATCATGCACAGGAAAGAGGATAAAACCTGCTACCTGTGCATGAAGCTGCATCACAACTACAGCCGGCACGGGAACCTGGAAGAGCATCATGTGATGTATGGCGGCCAGAATCGGAGACTTTCGGAGAAATACGGATTGAAGGTTTATCTGTGCATCAATCATCATACCTATGACGGAGGACCGGAAGCAGTCCACCGAAACGATGACATCCGCCGGATGCTGGAAAAGGATGCCCAGAGGGCGTTTGAAAGGGCATATCCGGCATTGAACTTCCGGGAGATATTTGGAAAGAATGTACTGGATGAGTTCGAGCGGCAGCAGGTATGCCGAAAGCCGGAAGCAGGCATCCCAGACGGGTTTATATCGCTATAAGTATGATATCCGTGTATTTGTACTTCCTACTGTATTGGGGCAACAAAAGATATTATAAGGAGGGCAGAAAAAATGAAGGAAAACAGCAGATTGACAGAAACGGATAACTGCGGGAACTGGGCGCTGAAAGGTGTAAAGTGGGAAGACCTGTATAAAGGCGCTGTCATTACGCAGCAGACGTATGAAAAGATGTACGGAGCATTATTCAAATTAAAAGATTACGAGAACACCGGTCTTGCACCGGGGCAGATAGAGGAGATGGACAGGTTATATGAAGAAAAATGCAGAGAAGTCACAAAGTGGAAAAAGAGAGCCGATGAGCTGGCAGGAGGAAGACATGATAGCGGAGCAGACACCGAGTAAGGAGAAGGTATATTCCGGGATGCAGAAGAACGTTCCGGCAGCAGCCATGAGGATAGGCCGCACAAAGCCGGTATATGTAAATTACACGAAGGAGGGGCGATTAAGGAATGAAAGAAAAAATGTATAAGCTGATTGAGAACGGAAAGAGATAGGGGAATACATGACGTATGTACAAATAAGCATATTGGGCATAAATGGAATTGTGGCACAGGGAAATACGCTGGCAAATTCGGAGCTAAATCGGTAAAAGGAGTACTTAAATATATGGATGGATTGATTGTAAAACCCAAATGGGGCAATAAAATCTTGTATCATGGAAAGCGACTGGAAGTCCGGGGCAGTAAAACCTCAAAGATTGGAGTGAAATTATATCTTCTCGAAAGCGGAAACCCTCGTATAAAAGGTACATTTTGCATTGAAAGGTGCATTCCGATTAACAGGACTAACTGGGAAAAATTAAAACCACTTCATCAAGTGAATATAGGCTATGAGGAGTTGGTAAAAATATATCCTACGCCCTTTTTCTGGGAATTAAGAGATGTTTCACCTGTAGATGAGGTTTGGTTCTATGTGCCACATAGAGGTGCAGTTATCTGGGTGAAGGATGTTATTGCAATAGGTGAGATGGATTAGAATGCAGCCATGAGGATAGGACGGCAGGTACAAGGAAAAAGTAAAAGAGGAGGGATAGCGTGGAGAGAGATGCGTGGAGAATTATCGAAACAATCATACGGCGGTACCCAAAGACAAAGCGAAAATATGAAGAATACCTGGAAGAGGTCATAATGACGCAGCAGCCACCGGAAACAAATATATTCCGGGATGCCAAGGAAGAGGAAAACAAACCGCAGTCAGTAACCGAAGCGAAAGCGTTGAAAATGACATCCGCTTATGCGTACCGCAATAAGCAGGAGATAGAAGCGGTGGAGTTTTGTTACAACAACCTTCGCCCGGAGGAGCAGAAGGTCATCAGAGAACGGTACTGGACGGGCGACGGTAAGAAGCCGGTTCCGTACCTGCAGATTACAGGAACAAAGTACAGCGAGAGGCAGATGAAGCGAATTGTATTCAAAATGGTATACCAGGTAGGAAAATACATAGGGGAGGTAAAGTAAATGAAAAAGTTGATTGATGAAATCAAAAAGGAAATGTACGAGCAATTAGCTGATTTGGAAAAGGAAATTGAGGTACTAAAAAATAATATATCAGAGGCTAAGCAGGTATTAGAAAAGATACAGACGGTGGATGATTTAGAAAAACTGGATAATTTAGACCTTGAAAAGGGTTTAACAATTATCGGAATATGGGGGGTAAGCAGATGAGTAGAGTATTACCGATTTTATTTAACACCGAGATGGTTCGGGCAAATCTGGACGGACGGAAAGGGTGTACTCGGCGTTTAGTAAAATTTCTGCCGGGAGAAAATCCGTGGTGGACTGGATATATCAAAGATGGAGCAATGCTGTACAACGGCAGGAATGAGCCTTGTATCAGAAACGCACCATATCAGCCGGGAGATATCTTGTATGTTCGTGAAACATGGGCTTGGTGTCCGTGCTGGGATTGCGGGTTGGACGTAGAAAAGACCGGATGCGGGAATAAAGAAGAGCGGATATACAATGCCAAGAAAAAGGAATATGGATGTTACATGTACAGGGCATCGTGTGAGGACAACGAATATCCATCAGCTGATATTTGGCATCCATCAATCCACATGCCAAAAGAAGCGGCACGTATCTGGCTACGGGTTACGGATGTACGAGTAGAGCGGCTGCAGGATATTACGATTGATGACATCCGCAGAGAGGGACTTTCCTCTGTAGCGGTTCATGCCGGAGATATGGAGATTGCGTTGGAAGAATGGAAGATGCTATGGAACTCCACCATAAAGAAGCCCGACATCGACCGCTATGGATGGGATGCAGACCCCTATGTGTTTGTAATAGATTTTATTAAAACAGAAAAGCCAGAGATAAGATTTTAGGAGCATGTCTTGAATTTCAAGACATGCTTGTGAAACAGATAGGAGAGGTAAGGAATGGGAGAAAGAAGAAACTTGAAGGAAGCCAGAAAGGCAGCAGGCATGACACAACAGCAGATGGCAGAAAAGGTAGGAATTAGTTTACGATACTATCAGAACATAGAAGCAGGCAGCAGGACTGGTGATTTTGAAATTTGGGACGCACTGGAAGACATTACAGGTATTCATCAACGGAAACTCCGTGAGATTTCAGAAATTCATCACGACCCAGAAGCCAATCAATAGAGACATCCAAAATATCTGCTATTTGAACAAGAAGAGAATAAGACGGAGAACGGTCTCCACCTTCGTAACACTGATAAGAGCGGAGCGCTATATTCAGTAAATCAGCCATTTTTTGTTGAGTAAGGTTTCGTTTATTACGCATATCCCGTAGTCTTTTTCCAAACATGATATTTCCTCCATGAAAAAAATACTTGACTATGAACAAATTGTACGTTATTATGTGAAATCATAAAACGTACAATTTGCACGTAATAAGGAGGTAAATAAAAGATGGATAAGTTGCAGACTATCGAGGTAAAAGGACAAAGAGTATTAACAACAAAGCAGATTGCAGAAGCTTATGAAACGGAGGACATCAAAATCCAGCAAAACTTTATAAACAACAGAAGAAGATTTATAGAGGGAAAGCATTATATCCTCTTAACCGGAGAGAAATTGAAACAGTTCAAGAACCGCTTCGAAAATTTCGAAGTAGTTTCCAAAAGGACATGTAAGCTGTATCTATGGACAGAGAAGGGAGCACTGCTCCACGCTAAGAGCCTGAATACGGATAAAGCATGGGAAGTATACGACTATCTGGTTGACTTTTACTTCCGTGCGAACCAGACAAGGCAGCAGGCATGTGAGACCAGGAGCCCGAACGGCAGGGAGGTGGTAGACATTCCTGTTAATGAAACGGCACAGAAGGGACTACAGGAAGTAAGAAGACAGATAGCGGGAATGGAGTGCATGCTACAGATGTATAACAGGTATCAGAGCATGGAAGAGTACCAGAAGGTAGTAGGAATGATGCAGGAGTTCAACCGGGCACTGTATCGGAATATTTCTGACCTTTACGAACGAAGACCCGTACTCATAGAAAAGGTGTTTTGATAAAATTATAAGATTTTTTGTAAAAAGCTGTTGACATAGGGTACACCATATGATATACTATAATTGTAAGGAGGTACCGAAGATGAAAGACAAAATTCGGAAAGCCACCGAAACAGTAAAAGAGCTTCTCAAACTGGTGGAACAGATTGAGAAGCTGATGATAAGAATAATATCCTTGCTCGGTTGGATACTTATCATTATTCTTTTACTTAAGTAGGAGCATGGCTGGGGGGCGAAAGCCCCTTGGCTCCTTACCCAAAATATAACACAGAACAGGAGGAATGACAAGTGAAAAAGGAAGTAAAAGAACTGACGGTAAACATTCTGAAACTTACGGGAAAAGTGTTAGTCCTCGTAGGAGCTGTAGCAGGTGTGATATTGATATGCAAGGGGGTGTTATGATGCCGGTAGGAAATCCAAACGCACAGACCAAGGCAACAGAGAAGTATGCACGAAAGGTAGGACTGATAAGCAAATCCTACAAGCTGAAGCGTGAAGTAGTGGAAGAATTTGCAGAAGCATGTGAAAAAGCAGGAGTGAGCCAGGCGGGAAAACTTACGGAGCTGATGCGTGCATTTGCGGAGGAAATGAAAAAAAATTAAAAAAATTTTCAAAATGGCATGATTTCGCATGCGTACCTGTGGTATTATAGTAGCGTGATAAGTTGAGATAAGGGCGATACGTTCAAACGTATTGCCCTTTTTGTATGCACTGGAGGCAGCAGGAATGGCACAGGGATGGGCGAAAGCGTTCTACAATTCAAAGGCATGGAAGCAGGAAAGAGAATACATTTTGAAACGCGACAGATATTTATGCCAGTGTGCCGGATGCCATGCGCTTGCTACGGAAGTGCATCACAAGAAAGAGCTTACTGAGGACAACGTACACAATCCAATGATAGCACTCAATCCTTCAAACCTTATGTCGGTGTGCTCCGAATGCCATAAGCGCATCACCAAAGCAGAGCACAGACGGAAAGGGCAGGTTGATTTACCAAACATTGTGTTTGATAGTAACGGTTATCCGATAGAACCCCCCCGGGGGTAGGGCAAAGTTTGGGAGGGGTCGCAGACCGAGAGCGTCCCATCGATGTAACCCTCCGGAAAAATCGCGCGTAAGGGGTGGGGGGTAAGGAGGTATAAAAAGTGGAATTTGAGCAGATTTATACAGAAAAGAAGCGAAAAAGCCTGATCCTCAAAGAGAAGAAAAAGTTGAGCATTATTCTGGAAAATATGGACAAAAAAACGCAAAGTACGTGCGAAAGTCTGATAGATGATGCCGCTTTTATGGCTGTCACACTGGACGAACTGCGAAAAATCATAGCCAGGGACGGACCGGTGGAACGGTATCAGAACGGCGAGAACCAGAAGGGACTAAAAAAGTCAGCGGCGGTCGAAGCGTATGACAAAATGGTGAACACATACACCAAAGTGACAAAGCAGCTGGTGGACATGCTACCGAAAACAATTAAGTTGTGCAATGAAAATGGTGGCGTATCCATCCAGGAAGTGGACGACGACAGCGCAGAGGCACTGATGGCGTATGTGCAGAGCTTTAAGCGTTGACGCCAAACTGGCCAAAAGAATATCTGGCCGGAATGCAGTCGGGCGACATTATTACATGCAGTAAGATCAGAGCCGTATATGAACGGGAGTGTGCATGGATGGACAGCCCGCCGGCAGATTTTCCGTATTACTTCGACCCGGAAAGAGGCCAGCATCACATTGGATTTATGGAAAAATTCTGCCGCCATTCTAAAGGTAAAGTGGGCGGCAGCTTGATACAGTTCGAGCTGTTCCAAAAAGCAAAAATGCAGATGGTTTTCGGCTGGGTGGCCAAGGATACCAACCTGCGGCGCTTCCGGGAAGTGGACGATATCCGGGGAAGAAAAAACGGGAAGTCTACAGAGACGGCAGCCGTGGAATGGGACATGGCGCTGAACGATGGCGAGAAAGGTGCAGAAATTTATTGCACGGCAAACAAAAAAGACCAGGCGAAGATCATCTTTGACGAATGCGTGAACATGCGTATCCAGTCAAAAGCACTTATGGGGGTATCCAAAAAGCGGCAGTCGGACATATTCATTCCGGATAGCATGAGTTTTATTAAAGGGCTTGCGTCGGACACGTCAACCATGGATGGTCTCAATACACAGTTTTTTTCGCTGGATGAGTTTCACGAACAGAAGACCAGAAAACTGTACGATGTCATGATTCAGTCGGTGACAGCCAGGGAGCAGCCGCTTGCCTGGCTGATAAGCACAAACGGATTCGTCCGGGAAGGGCTGTATGATACCATATACGATTATGCCAGCAATGTAGCCATGTGGTCTCCGGGCTTCGAGGACTATGAGCTGTTACCACTGCTCTATGAACTGGACGACCGGGAGGAATGGAAGATACCGGCAGCATGGTATAAAGCAAATCCCGGACTGGGGACCATAAAGGACAAAAAGAAGCTGGCAGCACTGGTAGAAAAAGCCAAAAGAGACCCGACAATACTTCCGACACTGCTTACAAAAGACTTCAATATGCCGGAAAACTCAGCCGATATATGGCTGCCTTACAACATGATAGTCAATGAGGGTATGGTGGACATGGAGTTTTTGAAAAACTCCTATGCCATAGGTGGATGCGATTTATCAAGCACAACAGACCTTACCTGTGCGACGCTTCTTATCAGGAAACCGGAGGACAACCGGTTTTTTATTTTGCAAAAATATTTTCTTCCGGAGTCCAAGGTGAAAAGGGAAGAGATAAAAGATAAGAGCGAAGCCCCGTATGACAAGTGGAGCAAAGACGGATGGCTGCAGACCAGTGAGGGAGCAACCGTGGATTTCCACGCAGTGACGGAATGGTTTGTGCATATGGTGCGGGAGTACAACATCCGGCCATTGTGGATTGGATATGATGCGGCTCTTTCCGGATACTGGAGAGAAGAGATGGAGGATTACGGATTTGAGATGGAAAAAATCAGACAGGGTCCGTTTACATGGACATACCCGTTTAAGGAAATGGCGGGACTGTTCGAGGAGCACCGCATCTGGTACCAAAACAATCCCATGCTCCGGTGGTGTCTATCAAATACCGGAAAGAAATCACTAAACAAAGACGGTATTGAAAGTGTGCAGCCGGTTAAGGTTACGGCAGCACGCAGGATAGACGGTACGGTGTCCCTACTCAACGCGTTTACGTGTTATAAAAATCATGAAGAGGAATACCTCAAATATGTGAAGTAGAAAGGAGAAAAATGGGACTTTTTGATAAGTTTTTCAAGAAAATCAAGGTCAAATGGAGCAGCTTCTTCGGGTACCAGAACACATCGGCGCCGTTTGACAAGGAAGCATGGTACCACGATACGTTCCGGGCCACCGTGGATGCCATAGCCACACATGCATCAAAAGGACAGTTCAAAGCGGTAAAGCTGAATCAGTTCGGAAAAGTGGAGAAAACGTTTGAAAATGACAAGATGGTGAGACTGCTGAACATCCGGCCGAATAATGTCATGACGGCAACGGAGTTCAAGTACCGCATGGTAGCCGCACTGGAGACCAAGACAACGGCTGTGGCATACATACGGTGGGACGGCTTACAGCCGGAAGCGGTGTACCCGGTGGATTTTACCAGTTATGAATTCAGGGAAATAACGGGCGGCGGCATTGCCATAGTGGTGACGGACCAGGAAGGGCAGGAGCATCCGTTTGACTTGAAGGATTGTGTGGTGATCCGCAAATTTTACAATGACCGGCTGGCATCCGGTGACGGTAACGACCCCATTTACAAAGTGCTGGATATGTCCAAAGCATCGGATGAAGGGTTTATCAATGCACTCACGGTTGCAAACAAAATCCGCGGCATGGTAAAGAATAAAAAGAGCATGCTGGATCCGGTAGACGTCGAAAAGAACCAGGAACAATTTGCCAAAAGATTTGAAAATGCGGCGCAAAACGGCGGCATTATATCCGTGGATTCCATGGAGGACTTCAAGGAGTTAAACCTGACACCGTGGGCAGCGAACAGTACCCAGATGAAGGAAATCAACAACCGAATTTTTTCCTACCTGCGTACATCGGAAAAGATTGTGCAAAACACCTATACCGAACAGGAAGGAATGGCATGGTACGAGGGAAAGATAGAGCCTATCTGGCAGATGCTTGCCGAAGCATTTACCACGGCATATTTTTCCAAGCATGAAATAGAATGCGGAAACCGTCTGATTATATCAGGCGGTATTTTAATGGGTTCATCCATTGAAACAAGGGTCAGGGTGCTGGAAGCGACGAAAGAAACCGGCGAGCTCACCACAAACGAAAGGCGGGAGCTGTTAGGATTTGCGCCGGTGGCAGACGGGGACGACAGGCAGGTCTCCCTGAACTTCGTAAAAGCAAAAGACCAGTCAAAATATCAGAAGGGAGAAGAAACAGATGGGAATGGAGCAGAGGAAAAAGTGGATTGACCGTGAATTCCGGGTACAGGCACGAAGCCTGGAGGACGAAAACGGCAAGACAAAGGAATTGTGGGTGGAAGGATATGCCGTAAGGTTTAACAGCCCTACGGTTCTTTTCATAATTGACGGAACAGAGTATAAGGAACAGATTGACGACAGGGCATTTGAGGAATGCGATATGTCGGACGTCATTTTCAACTATAATCATGGCGGCAAGGTTATGGCAAGAACCAGGAACAAAACCCTGCAGCTGGAGGTCAGAGAGGATGGGCTGTTCATCCGGGCAAGACTGGACGGAACAGAAGAGGGTCGTAAAATGTACGACGAAATAAGCGGCGGATATGTAGACCGCATGAGCTTCCGCTTTACCATCCGGGAGGAAGCATACGACAAAGAAAATCATATGTGGACGGTACGAAAGGTCAGAAAATTGTATGACGTTTCTGCCGTAGATATCCCCGCATACGATGATACATCAATCGAAGCCAGAAAGAACTTTATCCTGGAGGCGGATGCTCAGGAAAAAAGACAACGTGAAGCGGCGGCTGATCTGGAACGGCGCAGACTGGTGGCAGTAGTAAAATTATCAACAAAAATGGAGGAAAAGAAAGATGAATGAGAAACTGAAAAAAATTCAGGAAAGAAAGAATGCACTTCTCGCAGAATTAGAGAACAAAGAGGTGCCGGTAACCGAGGAAAGAATGGCAGAAATCGAGGCAGAGATCAGAAATCTGGAAGCCGATGAGGCAAGAGCCTTAAAGGAAGAGGAACTTAGAGGAAAACTGACAAATAAGGTGAAGATCCCTGAGGAAGGTTCCGGAGAAGACGCAGAAGCCAGAGCGAGAAAAATCATGGAGTCGGGGCACATGGAGATTAGTGCGGAGGAGACAAGAAATGCACTGACACAGAAAAGAGCCACCACCATTGCATCAGAGACACTGGTAAAACCTACAAAAAACGGATCGGAAATCAGAGACACCATGGAAACGGTGCCCACCATCGTTGACCAGGTAACAGTTATTGATTTGACCGGAGCATCCGCATACGAAGAGGCATATGTAAAGACAGAGTCTACTGCGGGAGACAGAACAGACGGAAGTGCCGTCCCTGAATCAGATCCGGTATTCGGTGTGGCAAGAATCCTCCCGAAGCTGATCAGCACAACCGCCTATGTGTCCAAGAATATTAAGCGTGTGTCTCCGCTGGCGTACGAAGCCAAAGTGAGAGAATTGGCACTTAAAGCATTAAGGAGAAAGATTTCCAACCTGATTGTAAACGGAAATGCCGGTGACTTTTTAGGCATTAAGATTGCAGAAAATACAAAGAAAGAAGCTATCAGCAAGGAACTTGCGGTCAGCAGCACCACCATTGATGCCAATACTTTACACGACATTATCTTTGCATACGGTGGCTCGGATGAGCTTGGCGGCAATGCAGTACTGCTTCTGACCAAGAAGGACCTTGCTGCATTCGGTAAGGTTCGTGGCACGAACGAAAAGAAACCGGTATATGAGATTGTACCCGATCAGGCAAATCCTAACTGCGGCACAATCAAAGACGGTGGATTAAGTACAAGATATGCTATTCATTCCGGCCTGACCTCTCTTTCCGAGTCCACACAGGGAAAGTCAAAGATCCCGACCATGATTTACGGTGATCCTAAGAACTTCGAATTGGGACTTTTCGGACCGTACACGGTGGAAGTGTCCAGTGACTATAAGTTTGCAGAAGGCCTTCTTACCATCATGGGCGAGGTAATGGCCGGAGGTAACGTAATCGTAGACGGCGGCTTTGTCATCGTAACACTGGCAGCTACTGCATAATGGTCTGCCAGGAATACAGGGATGCGGCGATTGGTGCCTTAAGACTAAGCGAAAGAGCCGCCCAAAATCAGACACTGCTAAGTGAAATAGACCGGAAAATCAATACAGCCTGCCTGGACATGGTCCGGGTGGGCATTCCTGAGACTGTGGTGTATGCAGAAAATCCGAATCCGTTAGTTACCGAAGCCGTGGCAACTTTCTGCCAGGCTAAAATGGGACGGGAAGACAAAAGGGATGCCTGCATGGAAGCCTATGTGTATCAGATAGAAGCCATGCGGAAATCCGCAAAGCTGCAGGAAGGAAGGTTGAATCATGAGGGCAATGAATGATGTGATTACGCTGTTAGTCAGAGACATCAGGCGTGAGAACGCAGTCGCACAGGAAACAACCATTCAGGAATCCGAGTGTTTCGCCCGGATTGAAAGTGTGAAGCGAAGTGAGTTTTATGAAGCGGACAGGGTAGGCGTCAAGCTGGCTCTGTCCGTTTACGTGAACTACGAGGACTTTAAGGCAGCCGCTGTTGTGAAAGAGGACGGAAAGAGAAAATTCCCGTCCATGGTGGAACTGGACACTGATATGTACCGGATTTACCGGACATACCGGGTGGATGACGACGAGATAGAGCTGATACTGCAGGAGGTGGAGTGATGTCGTCTTTTGAGGTAAACTTTCCAGACGATTTTTTAGGTGATTTATTAAACACATCTGCCGAAGAGATATGCATGAAAGCCCTCTCAGAAGCGGCGCCTATCATGGAACAGAGCATGAAACGTTCCGCCAGGGCAGCAGTCATGCATGCCGGAGAGTCCGACATGGTGAATTCCATAAAAGCCACAACGCCCAAAAAGACAAAGGACGGCGACGCCTATATAGTCAATGTAGGGCCGACAGGCAAATCAGAGCATAGCTACAATGACCGGAAAACCGGAAAGAAAAAGAAGGAAAAAGTAAGCAATGCATTAAAAGCCGTATGGAAGGAGTATGGCATAGCCGGAAAACAGCCGGCGCGACCATTCCTGGCAAATGCAACCGGGAATGCAGAGGAAGCGGTGGTATCCAAAATGCAGGAAGTATACGGAAAGGAGACACAGCATGGATCTGACGGATAAGATGGTAGAACTGGGTAAAAAAGTGGGATGTGAAGTAGAAGAGGGCATATATACTGATACCGGAATAAACAGTGCATCCAGATATATAGTGTTTGTATATGAGGATGAGAGACCGGACACAAGAGCAGATAACGGCGTCGAAGCGGACGTTGCATATCTGCAGATTTCGTACTTTACGCCGAAGGAATATCCCTATATGAAAGATAAGCATACCATACGCGATTATCTGGAGGAACAGGGGTTCAGCGTGACATCCATACGGAGCTGGATTGAGGATGCCATTACAGGATATGACCGGACACGGCATACCGTGTTTGAGGTTAATTATTTAGAATCAAGGAGGAAATAAACATGAATTTTGGTTTGAGCACACCGGTAATCGCAAGAAGAACCGGATACAAAACGTACAGTGATGGCTTTGTCTGCGGAAAAGCCATGACAACCGAAGTAAACCCGCAGTATTCCGAATCATCCGTATATGGTGACAACATGCTTGCCCGCAATGTCAAGAAGCTGAAGTATGCGGATGTGAGTATGGGCACCACAACCCTGCCGGCGAAAGCAGCAGTGGTTATGTTCGGCCACACGGTGGACGAAGAGAACGGGGAAGAGCTGCGCAATTCCAAGGATAAAGAAAACGAAGTGGGATATGGATTTTTTACCAATGAGGACATTGACGGAGTGGATAAGTGCGTGGCATGCATCCTGTACCGTGTGACTTACAGCGAAGGAAGCAACAGCTATGAAACCCAGGGCGAAAATCTGACATTCAAAACTCCCACTGTATCCGGTAAAGCAATGCCGGAAGAAAATGGAGACTGGATGACACGAAAGGTATGTGATACGGAAGAGGAAGCCATCGCCTGGCTCAAGCAGCAGTTAGGCGTGGCAGAGCAGGCCGCAAAGCCGGTGGCATCCGTAAAGGGCGGCACCTATGCGGAAGCCCAGAGCGTGGTTCTGACGGCAAGTGACAACGGTACCATTTATTACACTACCGACGGCACAACGCCAAGCAAAACAAACGGAACCAAGGCAACCAGCGCAGCCATTGCCATCAGTAAACGTACCATGCTGAAAGCAGTCAATACAGCAACCGGCAAGGCAGATTCTGCGGTGATGGCCGAAGAATACATCATCACAGGCTAAACAGAACAAAGCACCGGAATAAAAGGAAGCACCCGCAAAGTGCTTCCTTTCTTTTTGGCATATATCGGAGGTTAAGAAAATGGTAGAAAAGCCTATATTTATCACACTGGCAGGCAAAAAGGTGCCGCTGTGGTGCGATATTTTCGCCCTGAATGAAATTCAGGAGGAATATGGCTCTATCGGCACGTTTGAACGGAAACTGCTGGGAGTGGAGGAAACGGAAGCGGGAAAATTTAATAAAACAGAACCCGACATGAAAGCGATTATGTTTGCCCTTCCGGTAATGATACGGGAGGGCGTAAGGAAGCTGGAGGCAATGGGAGAAAAGGCAGATATTGATGTAAACGAGGTGATGCTTGATGCAGACATGCCTTTTACCCTCCTTGCCGGTTATATCCATAACGCGTATAAGAGGTGTTTTATTTCAAAAAAATAAAGCCAGGAGCGGAAAAAAAGAAAGAAGAACAGCCGATAGACGTAGCCTGGATTATTTATATCGGTATGGCGAAAATGGGCTATTCGGAAAGCGAGGTCTATCTTTTGCCGATGGGCAAGTGGCTGGATATATTCGACACGTATAAAAAGGTCCATAATTTTGACACACAGAAAATGCTATACAAGACAGAGGATGCGGAGCCCGAGGAAAAGGACTCCATCTTTGATTTATAGGAGGTGAGACGGTGGCGGCAAAAAATACAATCGGAAGCAAGATTGTAATTGAAGGCGTAAAAGAATACAACGAATCCATACGGTCCATCAAAGCAGAGCAAGCAGAGCTTCGGGCGGAAATGAAACTGTGTACGGAAACGTATAAGGAAAATGCCAACAGCACAGAAGCCCTGCGGGCAAAGCAGGAAATTCTCACCCGGCAGATCGAAGCGCAAAATGAAAAAGTAAAGGCACAGGAAAAGGTGCTGAAAGCGGCGGAGGATGCCAGAACGGAAGCCCGCCGGAAGGTAGAGCTGTATACCGTATCGTTAAAGGATGCGGAAAAGAAGCTGGAAAGCATGAAAAATGCAACAGATACGACAGCGGAGGCACTGGAACAGCAGCAGACAGAAGTCGAAAAGGCATCCACGCAGTTAAAGCTGGCGGGGCAGCAGTATGAAAAAATGGACGCCAGTGTTACCAAGTACACCACTGCCCTGAATACATCCCAGGCAGAACTGGTGGGTATGGAACGGGAGCTGGACAATACCAGAGACTATCTGGCGGAAGCGGCAGACAGTGCAGACGGGTGTGCCACATCCATAGACCAGTATGGAAAAAAAGTAAAGGAAGCAACCGAAGAAACACAGGGATTTGGGGAAAAGACGGTGTCGGCTGTGGAAAACCTTGCCGGAGCTCTGGCAGCTTCGGGGATTGCAGCGGAGATTGACAAAATAAAGGATGCTCTGATGGAGTGCTCCAAAGAGGCGGCTGCCTATGAGACGAACATGGCAAAGGTCTACACCATCGCAGACGAAGCCAAGGTGACGCAGTCCGATATGGCGGCACAACTCATGGAACAATCCACGGTGCTGGTGCAATCTTCAAACGACCTGGCCGATGCGGCATACAATGCGATATCAGCCGGACAGGATACGGCAAATACAGTAGGCTTTGTGGCGGATGCCACGAAGCTGGCTATTGGTGGTTATACGGATGCTACAACATCCGTGGACATCCTGACTACGGCCATGAATGCCTACAAGATGGAAGCTGAGCAGTCCACGCACGTAGCGGATGCCCTGATAACCACGCAGAACCTTGGTAAGGTTACAGTAAATGAGCTGGCAGCAAATATGGGTAAGGTCATTCCCATAGCGGCCGCCTACAACGTGAATATGGACCAGCTTTCCTCGTCATATGCCATCCTTACCGCAAATGGTATCAAAGCGGCGGAGTCTACCACATACATAAAGGGCATGCTGAATGAGTTAGGCGACAGCGGCAGCACGGTAGGCAAGATACTGAAAGAAGAAACAGGCATGTCGTTTGGTGAGCTGATGGAGCAGGGACTTAGTCTGGGCGATGTGATTGAGATACTGGGCGAGTCGGTAAACAATGACAGCGCGGCATTTAATGAGCTGTGGTCCAGCTCGGAAGCCGGTGTAGGAGCCCTGTCCATTCTGGGAAGCGGTGCCGAGAAATTTAATTCTGTCCTGGAACAGATGGAGAACAGCACCGGAGCCACAGAGGCAGCATTCCAGAAGATGACGGATACCACCGAATACGCAGAAAAGCGAATGCAGATTGCATCTCAGAACCTGCAGATAGCCATAGGCAACGAATTAAATCCCACACTAAAAGAACTGTATAACACGGGCACAGACGCATTTACATGGGCAACAGAATTTGTGCAGGAGCATCCGCAGGTGGTACAGGCAGTGGCTGTTGTGGTGGCGGGACTGGGAACGGCCGCAACGGCAATAGCGGGTGTA